TAATTCAAATATGACATTTGGATATAAGAGATACTTTGATGAAGACAAAAATAAATGGATTACAAAGGGTCTAGTAATATTAGATGGAAAACCATTAAATACAAACTATATATATTTATTAAAGAAAAGCGTAACAGCTTAGAAAGGAGTTTATTATGTCAAATAAAAATGATGAAATTGTAAAAAATGAAGAGGAAGTAAAGAAAACTGCTGTTGAAGAGACAGCAGTTTCTTCAAATGAGAATGTAGAGGAACCAAAGATAGAAGAAGCAAAAACAGAGGAAACAAAAGAAGAGGAAACAAAGTCAGAAGAAGCAAAAACAGAGGAACCAAAGGCAGAGGAAGATGCAAAAGAAGAGGAAACAAAAAAATCAAAAGCTAATACTTCAAAAATTAAATTAAAAGTATTGGTACCATTTACAGATAAATATACATATGAAAAATATAAATTAAATGATGTAATTACTGTTGATAAGGAAAGAGCTACAGAGCTATTAAATGATAAAAGAAAATTAGTTTCAAAGTAGACTAAAGGGAGAAATTAATATGTTAGAAAAAGTAAAGAAAGGTCTTGGTATTACAGGTTCATATCAAGACCAAACAATACAAGAATATATTGATGAAGTAAAAAGATTTCTTATTGATGGAGGAGTGTTAAAAGAAGTTGTTGAACATCCTTCGTCAGTAGGAATTATAACCAGAGGAGTATCAGACTTATGGAATTATGGAAGTGGAGGGACATCGTTCTCTCCTTATTTCATTCAAAGAGCTATTCAATTAAGTGAAAAAACTGTGGAAGAACTAGAGCCAATTAATGAAGAGGTAGAAAAGGAGGCAAAAGATGAGTGATTTTAGATTAGAAATAAAAGATCCTATTCCTCTTGTACTTTTAATACCTAAATCTACTTCAAAAATTAGTGGAGTAAATAAAAAAGAATATCCAACAGTCAAAGAAGCTCTATCAGTTAAAGATCAAAATAATAATTCAATTAATTTATTCTTTGGAAGTTTTCAAACTTATGGAGGAACAGAGAAAACAGTAAATGGAATCTACTCCATAGAAGATACAGCAAACATATCAACATGGTATAGGCCAGATATAACGAGTAACTGTAGAATAGCAAGAGCAAATGACGAGGCTGTTTTCGACATTATTAATGAACCTGAAAATATCAATATGAGAAATCAATTTTTGAAATTTAAAGTAAAACGAGTGAAAGGAGGAGTGTAATGAGTAATAAGGTTTATTTAGAATTTGAAGGATTTGACAATGTAATTTCTAAACTAAATAAATTAGGTGGAAATATAAAAGGAACCACTGAAAAAGCTTTAAAAAAAACACATACAATTATTACTCAAAAAGCTGAAGAAGCTATAACTCCACATAATAAAACTCGTCAAACTGAAAAAAGCTTGCGAAAAGAAGCGGAAATTGAATGGGCTGGAACAATAGCAAGCGTAAAAACAGGTTTTAGTATTTCTGAGGGTGGACTTGCTTCAATATTTTTAATGTATGGAACTCCAAGGCAAGGTAAGGATCAGAAGATGTATAACGCTTTTTGGAGTAAAAGTACAAGAGATGAAGTACAAAAAGCACAAGAAGAAATATTTTATAACGAAATAAGGAGGTTAAACGGTTAATGGAGGATTTATTAATAAGTTTGATTGAATCGTTAGGCTATCCAATATTTCGACAAGGCTCACTTGGAGCAGATGAACCATATCCAGAGAGCTTTTTTACTTTTTGGAATAACCTGTCGGAAGGAAAAGAGTTCTACGATAATAAAGAACATTCTACAATATGGTATTTTGATCTAAATTTTTATTCAAGTGATCCATCATTAGTTAATTCAAAATTAATGGAAGCTAAAAAAGTATTAAAAGAAAATAATTTTATTGTTACAGGAAAAGGACACGATGTTGTAAGTGATGAACCAACACATACAGGTCGTGGAATTGATGTAAAGATAATAGAAAGATAGGAGGAAAAAAACATGGAAGAAGAAATCGTTGAGTATAGAGGCGTCGAAGATCTAGTTGCTGCTGAAGTATTATCAGATAATAATGCAGTAGAAGAAGGATATCAAACAGGAGAGGTATTTAGCATAGCAGGTGTTGCAGAAATAAGTAAGAGTACAAGTAGTTCAAATGAATCTCATTATTATAATAACATGCCAGCCGTTGTTGTTAGTTCAACAGGAGCAGATGAAGTAACATTATCAGTATCTGCAATTCCTTTAGAAACATTAGCAAAAATAACAGGACAAAAATATGATGAGCTTACTGGTGCATTAATAGAAGGAGAAAGAGAAACTAAATATTTTGCTATTGGATATAAGACTAAGAAGACAAATGGAGATTATGTATATGTTTGGAGACTTAAAGGAACATTTAATATTCCAGAATCTACACATGCAACTGAAAATGATGGAACTGATGCAAATGGTCAAGAGCTAACATATACAGGAATTAATACAACACATAAATTTGAAAAAGTTACTGATAAAAATGGAAATAAAAAAGGTGCTAAGGCTATTAATGTTGATGTTGCAAAAGGATTAGCAGATGTAAGTACATTCTTTGATGAAGTAACTACTCCAGATACATTACAAGCAAAGGCATAGGAGGTTATAAAAAATGGATCTAAAATTAAATATTTATGAAAAGAAAAAAGTTGTAAAGACTTATACAGCAGAAACATACGATTTGATGTTTGGAACTGTTGAAGATTTAATAGATCTTATAGACCTAGATCAATTAAAAAATGGAACTGATGCTGAAATAATAAAGTTAGTTGGAAAAGTAATAATTAACGGAATGGGAATTATTAAACCATTGCTAAAAGATATTTTTGAAGGTTTAACAGACGAAGAATTGAAAAACACAAAAGTATCTGAAATTAGTACAGCTTTAGTTGAAATTGTAAAGTTTTCAATTTCACAAATTACTAAAGGAACAAATGGAAAAAACTAGACAAGGGTGATGTAAGCATCACCCTTTATCAAATTCTATTTGAAGTTGAAATGTCGATTTGTGATCGATTCCCAAGTTTATCTCCATTTGATATTAGGAAGAAAAGATTCCACGAAGTTTTTTTATTAATTAGAAGATTAAATGTGTATAACAAGCAAGCTAAAAAACCTAAAAAGATTAGGAGGCAAGCAAGTGATGCATGGTTTTAATTTAAAAAGGGAGGTAGACAAATGCCAAAAGGAGAAGATGTAACCACAAAATTTAAAGTCGATATATCTGAATTAAAAAAGGGTATAACAGAAGCAAATAAAAATATAAAACTAGCAAATGCAGAATTCAAAGCTGCAAGTGCAGGAATGGATGACTGGACAAAATCA